AATAACAGGCAGCACTTTGATGGGGGGTACCTACGCCGGCGGTTTGAGTTTATCAGGCTCCAGGGTTATGGTCACAGGTAGCCTCCTTCCGGTAAGTGTATCTGCGTCTCTCAATGTTTCGGCCTCTTCCTTTTATGGCGCCCACTTATTTCTAGGGAGAGACGGCGGAAGTTATCCTGAAGTTAAAAGCCCCGATTCAGCTCTTTATTTGAACGGCGACGGCGGCATCATCTTACGCGACGACACCGTCGCTTACGCTCAGTTCAAGAGCGGCAGTACCGATGGCGTACAAACATTCGAAATATGGAGCGACATGGTCTCGAAGCCCATATCCTTTAATGCCACCTATTTCGGAGGGATCCAACATACACAACTTTTCCTAGATATGACCAATAGAATTTCAACATTCTCGGGCTCTGTGAGGATTCACGATGATAACTCTTCGATGGCAGGACTCACAGTTACAGGGAGCACCCGGCTCAGTGGTTCTTTTGCGGGCGGCTATCGTCGTATTACAACCGACTATGAAGTTAAAGACCATCTAGTATACAACTATATTATTGGCGTGTCGGGAGCGCTAAACAGTCAGATAAATATTATTCTCCCAAGTGCATCGGCGACAGATCCAGGTCACATACTAATCATTAAAGATGAATTTGCCCCGACGCGCACTGAACAATATGCGATCACGGCCAGCGTATCGTCCAGTACAGATTTGGTAGACGGCGAAAGCGCATATTATATTTATGGCACCATGGGAGCGATTACACTTTATTCAGACGGCATAGATAAATGGTTTGTAGTGTAGGCGATTTGAGGACATGGAAATCAGATGGCATATAACGTTTTATCAGGAACAGTTGGCGCGCCTTCGAATACGGGTAGCCTTATCTATGGCACCTTTGTTGGCGATGGCTCTTCATTAATAAGCACCCCGGGCCCGAATGCAGTAGTTGCAGATTCGGCCGCCGACAATAGAGTAATAACTTTTACTTCCACGGACGGGAGCACCGTTCAGGGCGAAGAAAATTTAACATTTGATGGTACTGTACTTACAGTAACGGGACAACTAACCGCTAGTGTTGGTATTACAGGCTCGTCGATTAAAGTAGACGGGGTAGTCTCCGGCGGAGTATTCCTGGGCGATGGTTCGGGTTTAACGGGTGTTCAGACAGGGGGCTCTAGCGGCGGTATATTTACAGAGATTAATGGCTCTACTGCTTATACCACCAGCAGTGTTAAGATCGGCGCTTCTGGCACGCCAGCCGCAAATTTACATGTCAGCGGAAACTACTCTACGCCGGCGGCTTATTTAAGCGGTGGCGTTAGATTTCGTCGGCGCGCAGTTAGCGGAGCCTATACTGCATCAGCAGGCGATTATTTTTTAGGAGTGGACACTTCAGCAGCAGTATCAATATCCTTAGATGCCACCTCTTTCGCTGATGGACAAGTGCTGGTTATAAAAGACGAAGCAGGAAGCGCCAGTACAAATGTTATAACGCTTACTGCTGCTGTGGCTCAAACCATTGATGTAGATTATCGTTCGGTAGTTATTGAGTCTCCCTTCGGCGCGGTAAATCTTTATACGGATAGTACCAACTGGTTTATTTTCTAGTATTAATAGCTATTTAAAAATTTAATGGTGTTTTAATCAGAATAAAAGCGGCTTTTTCTTCGTTGAGAAGCTATATGTTATGAGGAAACTCATATAACTAAACAGCCTAATGCATTGCATTTATATATTTGTGGAGGGTATAACTAATGGCTTATAAATTTCAAACAGGCGCCACAATACTTTCAGGAAGTATTACTGGCTCGCAAACAATTACGGCCGACAATGGCTTTATCGGTGATGGATCTGCATTGCAGGGAGTTACCGGATCCGGCGGAATCACAGGCGGTATTTTCAGCGGTTCTATCCGAGTAGCCAGACTAGAGGTCGACAGCACTGCTGACTATATTGATGTGTCGACCGATCTACAGATTGTTGCTGCAGCCGATGTTGCAATCAACGCTGGCGGCGGCAATGTTAAGCCTTCTGCAAATGATGGCTCTGCACTTGGAGTTAGTGGAACCGGCTGGTCCGATCTGTTCTTGGCCGACGGAGCTGTGATCAATGTTAATGCCGGCAACTCTACCCTTACAGGTGGTAGTGCCCTCTGGCAGTCAAATGTAGCCCTCCAGGCCACTAGACTAAGAATTGATTCAGCTAGTGATTATATTGATGTTGATACCGATCTCATCGCCAAGGCGGCCGCCGATATCGTTCTTTCTGCATCCGGTGGTAATGTTAAACCAGGAGCAAACGACGAGTCTGCCCTTGGTGTGTCTGCTACCGCTTGGTCTGACTTGTTCTTGGCTTCCGGGGGGGTGATCAACTGGGATGAGGGGGATGTTACTCTAACTCATGCTTCAAACGCGCTTACCATCGCGGGCGGCTCCCTTAGTGTTAATGGCGGTGTTACTCTTGGAGGCAGTGGCGCCGATACTGTATCCGTGGAGGGTATCATGAGCTTTGATAATGGCTACTACGGCAACGTTAAAGTGACCGGCTCTACTACCGGTATTGTGTCGGCTGGAGACTTTATGATTCTTTGCAGCGGGTCGGCTGCCATGAATTTAAGATTGCCAGTGATTAGCTCTATGGGGTACAATGGTACGATACTGCACATTAAACGAGCTCGCGGCGAGGGCACGTTGGGGATGCAACATAATGTGACGATTAGCGGCTCTGGTAATAATACCATCGACGGTGATTCTTCCATTATTCTTGAATCCGATAACGCTTCGGTAACACTTATAGGTAGCGGCAGCGTATGGAACGTCTATTAAGATAAGAATAGCTTTCTTTAAAGATAATAGCTTTAAGGGCGGGTATCACAAGATACCCGCCCTTTTTCTATTTGAGATTCTACTTATAAAAGAATGGCTTATAAATTCCAATCAGGTGCTACAATACTAACAGGTAGTATTACCGGCTCCTCAACTCTTACTGCGGGCGACATCTATAACAGAGGAGACGCCCAGGGTAATACATATCTAGACTGGGACGAAGACTACCTGGGGGTGGTGACCGCGGGAAATAATGTTTTAGTTGTGAGCGGGTCTACGGTAGGTATTGGTACAGCAAGTCCCGATTATACTCTTGATGTAGCTGGCGCTGTGGGCATCGACAGCTACATCTATCACAATGGAGATGCCGACACTTACCTAAAGTTCACGGGCAATGAAGTTAATATAGTTGCTGGTGCAAAGTCAATGATCACGCTTGATTATAATAATAACAGCAGCGACAAGATTATATTAAATAATACTAACGCGGACATTGATGTCCAGATAATGGCAGACAATGGTGAAGCAGTTTTACATGCTGATGCAGGTACAAATAGGGTCGGCATCGGTCAGACGTCGCCCACCTCCACTTTTGAAATTAGCGGATCGCAGGCCGGAAACTATGCCCAGTCCACCGGAAACCTCACATTTAATGAAACTCATTATATAGTAGACTATACGGGCAATGGAGATGCCACGTTCACCCTCCCAGACGTCAGTGGAATTACGGGAAGGGTATATCATATTTTATGTCACAATCAGTCGGGGGAGGACGTTAACCTTACTGTTACCGGATCTGGCGGAGAATTCCAGTCCCCCAGTTTTGAGTCGGGTGATCAAACCTCAATCCGCCTCGGCGGTAATACTCCACAGAGCATCACAGTGGTGAGCACTGGCGGTAATTGGTTTGTTCTTAATGATAACAGGTCCCAGCAGGAAGGCTAAACAGCTTAGGAGTTCAAAATGGCAATAAATGGCGCATATGTCTGCGATATAAAATCAGATCAAACGATCAAGGGCAAGAAAACATTTATTAAAGAAGTGGTAGCCCCTGCGTTTGTTTTAGAAGAAGGAACGAAAATAACAAAAACAAAAGATGGAGCTGTCAGTGTTAATGGCCCCCTGCGAGCCCACAAGTTTGAAGGAGACGCATCAGGCTTAAAAAACTTTTCTGTTAAAAATATGAATACTGACGAGATCCAGGCATCTATCGCCATAAATGGATTAGATTATCTTTTGGTACAAAAGATTTTAGATGGAGAAGGGGAACTAAAGAAAATAAAAATCAATGATTTGTTAACCTTGATACCTTCTAAGAATGGCAGCCTCTTCAACTTTATTAACAACGGGACGAATAAGGGAGAAGGCGCCGAAGTATTTAAAAGACGGCATTCTTCCGGGCGTTCTCAAACTTTATATTTTAGAACATTAGCTGCCGGCCCAAACATAGAATTGGTTCAAAACGAAAACGAAATCGACATAAATTTGAAGGACAATATTGTTGTATCAGGGATCAGTGCCGTTGAAAGTTTGACAGTCCCGTGTAAAAATATCGACAAAGTTAAAAACCCTATTGATGGGATGATTATATATGATGAGAGAAATAAGCGGTTTTGTGGCCGCGCCGGCGGCAAGTGGGTACCCCTTCACAGCCTATAAAAAACTGCTTTTATCGATACTTATCACTATTTATTTGTGAACACGTGTGAGATCAGGAGTAAATTTATGTCTTCATTGTTAGAACAGGCCATTGTAGACGCTTCGGCGCTCAAGGAAGCAGCGCTTAAGAATGCCGAAAGCGCAGTGCTAGAGAAATATTCTGGAGAGGTAAAAAGTGCCCTGGATACTTTATTAGAACAGGATATGGGTATGCCCATGCCGATGCCAGCAGCAGCCCCGGTAGGTGTTGCGCCCGATACTTCTTTTATTGACGATGTACCCCTAGCTCATGAAGATTCGAGCCTGGGTGGTCCTGAAGATGAAGAAGTAATTGAAATCGATTTTGATGATTTGAGGGCGCGCCTTCATGCCGAAGAGGAAGAGGGAATTGAACCCCTCCCTTCTGAGATGATGGGCTCAGAGGAGACAGCTGAAGAAATATTCGGCGCTGAGGAGGTTCCTGCTGGAGCAGAGCCACTCCCCGAAGTAGAACCTTTGGCAGAAGATATTGAAATTTCTGATGAACTTTTAGATGCCATCGCAGAAGAGCTCACTGTCGACGTGTCGGCCCAGTTAGGTGGCTGGGCCCCCGTAGCGAGCGGGCTCACAACCCCACATGTTAAAGAAATGGAAGCTGAAGAGGCTGCTGTTGCAGCGCAATCAGAAGAAGCTACCGAAGAAGAAGAAAAATATGTGGAACTTTATGAATCACAACTAACTAACCTCCAAAGAGAGGTTGGTGGTTTGAGATCTTTGCTTGGAGAAGCAAAAGATCAATTAAATATTTTGATATTAGAAAACGCCAAACTTCTATATCAAAACAAGGCTTTGAATAGCGCCTCCTTGAATGAGCGACAAAAAGAAAAGATTGTCGAAGCTGTTCGTAACGCCAGTTCAGTAGAAGAGACGAAGATGTTGTTTGAAACGCTTCAAAGCGCAGTGGGCGGTCATAGGACTCGCCGTATAGAATCACTTCGCGAAGCTGTTAGTCGACCAACCACTTCGATGCTTCTAAGTTCAAACAGAAGCAGAGACGCTTCTACTACTGTTGATCCAAATATGGATCGAATGTTACGTTTGGCAGGTTTAAAACAATAAAACATATTAGGAGGTTATATAAAAAATGTCTATTGTACAAAAGTTAACCGAAGGTATTATTAATCGTGACCTAGCTAAGGATGGTGCGGCTCTTGTCTCCAAGTGGGAAAAGACGGGCCTCCTTGAGGGTCTCGAAGGTGATAGTCTTCGAAACGGAATGGCCAGCTTGCTTGAAAACCAAGCCAAAGAGCTACTCCGTGAGTCTTCCACCATGAGTGGTGGAGACGTTGAGGGTTTCGCAGCTGTTGCGTTTCCCCTGGTTCGTCGTGTATTCGGCAACCTAATTGCTAATGATCTAGTTAGCGTCCAGCCGATGAGTCTGCCTAGCGGCCTCATCTTCTTCCTTGACTTTACGGTCTCGCAGGAGATTGGTGACGGCGCAGGCCTCAATAATGGTCGACTAGGCTATCCTACTGCATCTTCTCTCTTCGGAGGCAATGTAGTTGGTAGCGAACTCACCGGTGGTGTTGATCTATCGGGCGTGTGGGCCGAACGTGGTCCTTACGGGATGAACAACGGCTATGCGTCGCCGACTGGCTCTACGGATATTACGTTGAAGGCTATTAATTATGCCGCCTCGCAGACCGCCGGTTGTCTTTTCCTGACAGGAACTGTTGGTGGTTCGAACGTCGATCTTAACAGGTCGGTCATGTTCGATGCAGATCTGTCCGGCGCTGTTGTCGCTGTTGTCCAGCTTCCGCAGGCTCAGTTGACGAGCTCCGGCGGAGGTACATTAAATTTTGATGATCTGGTCACAGTCAACTTCAACCTTTACCGGGACACTGCTGTTACCGCTGGTGGTTTTGCCAGAACGGCGGGATTCTCGGGCTCCCAGGTGCGTCGACTGACTCACTTCTCGGGCTCTGATCGTAACAACGATATCCTGTTGGTGTTCTCAGCCTCGTCTGGAGTCAATGCCGAACGCCTAGCGAACTCCCTAACGGGGGCAGACGGCGCCGGAACAGGTCTTGGTTGGAAAGTCACGATGCCGCTTGAAGACAACTTCAACGCGGGCGGAGCGATTGGTTCAGTTATTGGTGCTACACCTTGGGGCTTGGAAAACAACAAGAACATCCCCGAGATCGACATCAAGGTTGATTCGATTGCCGTTACGGCAGTCACCAAGAAGCTCAAGGCCAAGTGGACCCCAGAGTTGGGACAGGATCTTAATGCCTATCACAACCTGGATGCCGAGGTCGAGCTTACTCAGATTCTATCTGAGCAGATTGCTCTTGAAATTGATCGTGAGATCCTAGAAGATCTTATCGTGGGTGCAACTGGTGCTATTCGGTACTGGTCACGCGCACCTGGTCGATTCCTTGATCGCACTAACGGTAAGGAAGTGGGAGCCTCTACGGTTACCCCCGACTTCACCGGTAATGTGAGTGAGTGGTATGAAACCCTTATTGAGACTATTAATGACGTCTCAGCCGTAATCCACCGTAAGACTCTACGGGGTGGTGCTAACTTCATCGTCTGCGGACCTGAAGTTGCTAATATCCTTGAGTTCACGGCTGGTTTCCGTGCCAACGTTGCTGTTGACAGCGACAAGGGCACTGCTGGCGCCGTCAAGGTTGGTTCTCTGTCTAAGAAGTGGGACGTTTTTGTCGATCCTTACTTCTTGCGGAACATCGTCCTGGTCGGTCGTAAGGGAAGCAGCTTCCTAGAGAGCGGATATGTTTACGCTCCCTACGTGCCGCTGCAGACCACGCCTACCATTTTCGGAGTAGAGGACTTCGTGCCCCGTAAGGGAGTCATGACTCGCTACGCCAAGAAGATGGTGCGCCCAGACATGTATGGCCTGGTGGTCATTAGTGATCTGAACATCGGTTAGTATAAACCGTTCGTTTACGGGTAAATAATATTGAAAGCCTCGGCTCCTAGAGCCGGGGCTTTCTATTTATGATAGTGGCACTACTTAACATTGAGGGTAAGACATGGCAGTTCCCGTTTTAAAACCAGCTTCGACAACCAATACAAACGTGTTGGGTGTGACCGGATCATATAAGAATGTGGCCGCGGCTCTTCCGTTTGGCATCTATGCGGGATCCTCAGACTTCCTTTCCGGCGCTGCAGACCAAGTAGCGTTCACTTATAAGAAGCTAGGTGGCGATGTTTTAGATATTGAGCTAGCAGAAGGAAACGTTTACGCCGCCTATGAAGAAGCGGTTTTAGAATATTCTTACATAGTTAATATTCATCAATCCAAAAACTCTCTTTCTAGTTTTTTGGGCCACACTACAGCATCTTTTGATCAAGACGGAGAAATTAAATCTGGAGACACCCTCTCGGGATCTCAGATTGAACTAAGGTATCCAAAATTTGACTATGGATACATCCGACGTACCGCTGACAGGATGATTACCGAAACCGGCCTGGGAGGCACCCAGAACATATATTCGGGCTCCTTTCCGAGCGTCGCCAATCAGCAGGATTATGATCTCCAAAATATTATATCTTCCTCGGCAGCTACAGATACGGCTGTTCCTTATTACGGGAAGGTGGGGAATAAAAGAATTATTATTCGTAGAGTCTATTATAAGTCACCCGGCGCCATGTGGCGATTTTATGGGTATTATGGCGGCTTCAGCGTTGTGGGAAACCTCAGAACCTATGGCCAATATGCAGATGATTCTACGTTTGATATTGTACCAGTTTGGCAGAACAAGCTACAAGCTATGGCCTACGAGGACGCCCTTAATACAAGGGTTTCTCACTGGTCGTATGAAATAAAAAACAACAAGATGCGCATTTATCCGAAGCCCACGGCCGCCAGTCCAAATAGGTTCTGGTTTCAGTTTACTGTTGAGGAAAACCCATGGGAAGAGTCCGCTTCGGATAGACTTTCTGGAGTAGAAGGGATTAACAATATGAACACATTACCGTTCAAAAATATTGCCTATGTAAGTATTAACTCTATTGGCAAGCAGTGGATCCGACGCTTTGCATTGGCTTTGGCCAAAGAGATGCTTGGGCAGATACGAGGCAAATTTGCGACGATCCCAATCCCGGGCGAGTCGGTTACCTTAAACGCGTCCGACCTGCTGGCTCAAGCAAAAGCCGAACAAGATGCCTTACGAGAAGAGCTTAAAGCAACGTTTGATGAGCTTACGTATGTCAAGCTTGCCGAGACAGACGGCCTAATAGGGGATAATGCGGAAAAAGTATTGGGCGATATACCAACCGGCATCTATGTAGGGTAGTTAGATGGGTAACCCGAACGATAAATGGACTCAGCCAGCGGCTCCTCCCCCTCCCATGTTTTTTGGGAAGAAAGAGCGCGATCTTGTCAAACAAGTTAATGATGAATTAGCGGAACGTGTTATAGGCCAAACCATAGTCTATTATCCTGTTGACATCGACAAAACAAACTTTCATCCTCTGTATGGAGAAAGCGTTAATAAAGTATGCTTGCCTCCTGTTCGAGTATACGCCTATGTACAAGTAGAGAACGAGCAAACAAACGATAAATATTCGTATGAATACAAGACCAAGCTGTCGGTTCATTTTCACTATAAGAGATTAACCGCCGATCAAAATTTAAATGTTCGCGCAGGAGATTTCGTCCAGTATGGCGATGTTTTTTATGAAATCATGAGGCTGTATGATGATACCCGATACTACTTTGGACAGGTATATCATCAGTTTCAAGTAAGTGCCGAATGCCGAAAGGCAAGAAGGGGGAATTTCCGTGTCACCGCGTAGTCAATCCATACAAACTCAAGAAGAGATCGAGAATCCGAAACAAAATACTTGGACTGGTGTTAAAGATCCTTCTATTATCCAAGAAATAGAGATGATGCCGTCCACTCTTGAAACCATAGACTTTGCGGTTTATGATTTTTTGAATGATAGGCTAGACTTATCAACCACCAGCAACGATGGGTTTAAAAAAGTGCCCATTATATGGGCCTCCACTGAGCGCTCTTTCCAGATTAAAGCAAATAAAAACCTGAGAGATAGAGATGAGACGCTTATTTTTCCTGCCATCACCCTCGAACGAAAAGGGGCCACTAAAGATATTACTAAGCGTGCTATTCCGTACGCTAACATTCCTCCCAGTAAAGACTATCCCGCTTATCGGGGGGGCACCATAACAATAGCGAGGCGCATCAATCAGAAAAAGACTGCTGAGTTTCAAAACAATATATCTCTTCGAAGATATAGCGGCGGCGTGAGGTCTATTGGGAAAGGCCAGCCAACATTTCCCGGGATTGTTGATAAAAAGACAGTTTATGAAACTATAACCATTCCGTTGCCGGTGTGGGTGTCGGTAAAGTATGAAATCAGCCTACGAACCGAATACCAGCAGCAAATGAACGATCTAATAACACCTCTATTGCGACAAGGGGGAATGAATAGCATGCCTCGTCGCCTAGAGAGAGATGGACATAAGTTTGAGGCTTTTATTGCGGGGAGTTTTGTTAATAATTCCAACAGTAACGGGCTGCAAATGGAGCCTAGAAATTATGAAACCATTGTGAGTCTGGACGTGCTCGGATATTTAATTGGCGACGGCCCCAATGATGATCGGCCCAAAGTGGTTATTAGAGAAAACGCAGTAGAAGTTAAAATTCCTCGGGAGCATGTTATCTTGGGGGACATAGATGAATATCTAGACGATCGTGGGTTTTACAGAGAATAGTAATAATAGTTGGACTTTGCTGCATCACTTTACTATTTACTTAAAGAAAACTTGCAGAAAATTAAGTATTTAGTTTTTGATAAAAAAGGAGAAGCCATATAATGCCTGTTGATAGATTTAGATTTGTTTCGCCGGGTGTTTTCATTAATGAAATCGATCAGTCACAAACGCCGCAACGCGGAGCAGTGCCACCGGGGCCTGCGATTATTGGGCGTAGCGCTCATGGACCCGCGATGCTTCCGACCACTGTTGGCTCGTTTGACGAGTTTGTTCAGCTATTCGGAAACCCTCTTCCTGGTGGCGAAGGCGGAGACGTTTGGAGAGATGGAAACAGGGCAGCCACTACTTACGCGGCATACGCTGCACAGGCTTATTTAGCCAATAACGGCCCTGTCACTTTTGTGCGATTGCTTGGAGACCAAAGCCCAATCGCCTCCTCCGCTCAATACGCCAAAGCGGGCTGGCTCTATCCTAGCACCACCCAAGATACTGTTGGCGGCGTCTATGGTCTATTTATAACCAACTCAGGCTCAGTCTCCTCCCCGCACGTTTCCGGGACCCTGGCGGCTTTGTGGTATTTGTCTAGTTCCGCCACCATTGAACTTATAGGCCCAGGGCTAACCGGCGGCGCAGCCGGATCCATCGTTCAGGGCAACGCGCGTATGGTAAACACGACTAGTTTGAGTTCGGGCGGCTCAACTGCGCAAGAGTTTAAAGTAAAAATCAAGGCCGCCGGCTCTGTCCAGACGGAGACTACTTTTAACTTTGACGACACTAGTGGCCGATACATTAGAAAGGTTTTTAATACTAACCCCCAGATGGTTAATCCTAACATTACCACAACTACGAATAGGGAATACTATTTCTTAGGCGAAAGTTTTGAACGAAACATTAATGATTCGTTTAATTATGGAACCGATACGCTTTACGGTGTTATTTTGGGCTTGTCCGCTTCTTGTTCTGATTTTCGGACGTCCTTTAAGTTGCCGCAGACGCCCCCTATTATTGCACAAGATGGCGGCGCTAGCGGAAGCTTTAATATTAATAATAGTGAAAGAGAGCTTTTCGTAGTAGTTGCTCAGGACGAAGCTGAGTGGGCACAGAATAATCTTAAAATATCTATTACAGATATTAAAGACTCTCCCAACCCATCGTTTGAGCCATTTGGAACGTTCTCTCTTCAAGTGCGCGCCTTTGACGATAATGATAACAATCCGGTCGTTCTTGAAGAGTATAGCAGACTTAATCTCAACCCTAACTCGCCGAACTATATTGCTCGGAGAATAGGAGACATGCACGTGACCTGGGACGATGTTAATAAGAAGTATAATCATCTTGGCCAATATGAAAACCAGTCCAAATACATACGCATGAATATGAACAATGATATTGATATGGGTCGCGGGGGTGAAGATTGGCTTCCCTTTGGTTTTAAGGGCGTTCCCAAGTATGAAGGGTTTAACTTCCGCACCGGCTCGACCGACTGGTCCGATTTGGATCTCAATGTATCCTCCTCTGGCGCCAAGAGTGTTATCGTGGAAGGAAGCGGCTCTATTATGAGCGCCTCCTGGGTCGACCCTGACTTCCCCCTTGTAGATGTTGGCGGCGACGGCACCTCCTCCCCCGGCACGATACATATCACTGCTAGCTTTCAGTTTCCGGTACTCCCACTGCGGGTATCTTCTTCTGACGGGGGCCTTTTGGACAAGACAAATGCATACTGGGGCCTGCAAACTACGAAGAGTCGTACCTCTTTGGTGCCCGACAACTCTATCAAAGATATGTTGCGCATGCGTCCCGTCGCTTTTGGTCGGATAACCCCCACTAGTGTATGCGAGCGAGGCCCTGGGTTCTCTTTGGATAATCTTTGCTGGGACGTCTCTACCGCTCAGGTAGGATATAGCGGCAGCTTAACCCGCGGGTTCGTTGATGGAACCAGCGCTGCAGCCGTTAAAACTATCGGCGGCGGACGACGAGCCGGCCGGTCTATGACCGCGATTAGTAGCTCCTATACAGAACCTCTTAATCGTGGATACGATCGTTTTACGGTACCGATGTTTGGCGGCTTTGATGGCTTTAATATTAGTGATTCAGAGCCCTTCACCAACTCAACAACTTTGGGTGGTGAAGCTCCTTCGACTGCGCCGGAAGATAAAGACTACGCTATGCTTTACACTGTAAAGAAAGCAATTGATACGATCGCAGATCCGGACATGGTGAATATTAACCTAGCCGCTGTTCCTGGCATGACCCCGCGAGCAGTTACCGATCACTTATTGAATATGGCCCTGGATCGCGCTGACACTTTGGCAGTTATCGATCTGGAGGGTGGTTACACACCGGCTACGGAAAATTCGAGCAGCTTTGTCGACCGCATCGGAAGTGCCGCCACTACGATTACTAATATTAAGACACGTGCCTTAAACAATAGTTATGGCGCAGCTTACTATCCATGGGTGCAGATGCGTGATACTCTGGTGGGTACGCGCGTATGGCTCCCCCCCTCTGTAGCGGCTCTTGGTACCTATGGCTCCTCGGCGCGCTCATCAGAACTGTGGTTTGCGCCGGCTGGGTTCAATCGAGGCGGCCTAAGCCGCGGCTCTGCGGGTCTTCCCACGACTGCGGTTTTGGAAAGGCTTACAAGCAAACAACGAGATGATCTTTATGAGGTTAACATTAATCCCATTGCATCATTTCCGTCCGAGGGTATTGTGGTGTTTGGTCAAAAAACCTTGCAAGCGACCCCATCGGCTCTCGATCGCGTGAATGTGCGGAGGCTTCTGATCTTCTTGAAGAAGCAGATATCCAGGATTTCTACTAGGATCTTGTTTGATCCCAATGTTGATGTAACATGGAATCGCTTCTTGGGAGAGGTACAGCCTCTTCTGAGGTCAGTAAAAGCTCGGTATGGCTTGAGTGAATATAGGGTCATCCTAGATGAGACCACAACGACTCCCGATTTGGTTGATAGAAACATCATGTACGCCAAGGTGTTTTTGAAGCCTACTAGGGCTATTGAGTTTATCGCTTTGGATTTTATCATTACGCGCTCAGGAGCTTCGTTCGATGATTAATAAAAAGAGGCTGATTTGGAATACTGCACTAATTAACGTAAACGGGAGTAACTAAGACAATGGTGGGACAATTTTGGAATAACGCGGCCATGGAGCCAAAGCGAGCACACCGCTTTTTGGTTGAATTTAATCTACCGGGACCGGCCGGAGGAACTACGACGCAGATTTATGCTCGAAAAGTAACCAAGCCGGCCTACGATATTGGCCAGTCCGAACATAAGTTTTTGGGACAAACCTATTACTATCCCGGGGCCATTACCTGGAATGACGTGGGAATCACATTGATTAACTCCGCCACTCCTGATTTCGATCTGCTGTTGCAGATCCTACTAGAAAACGCAGGGTATGTTAACCCCGATGGTGTTTCGACTGCCCCGAGCGGTGTTACAGATGCCAGCACTGTCAACAAATTTGATGCTACGAATGCGATAGGAAGAGTTTTGATTAAAGAGCTAAATGGCGACGGCGCCCCTATTGGAGAATATGAGCTAAACAATGCCTGGGTTAAGGGCATTGCGTACGGCGATTTGGATTATGGCTCAGAAGAGCTTCTCACCGTCGACGTAACCCTGCGGTACGACTGGGCTACTTATAATAATCAACCAGGCCGCGCTAGCGGGTAGGGTATAACAATGCCTTTTTGGCAAGGATGGAGTGATCCTTACACAGAGCCAAAACGCCCTTTTCGGTTTGTGGTACCGATGCCGGTATTCGTTCCGTACCCGAGTGACCTAAGAAAAATAAGCGAGATCATAGGAGATGACGTCACCAGGGTCATTAATCCGACATACAATGCGGCATATCCCGGCGACGCCTTCGGGTGGCCTGAATTTTTTGCCGTAAGCTGTACGAAGCCCGGCTTTAAAACAGATGTTTATAAATCTGATAATGTTCTTGATGGCTTCCCTAAGATTTTTCATGGACAAAAGACGATTTGGAATTTTGATCCTGTTACGGTAGAGCTTATTGACACATATGACCAGGACTTGGCGGCGACGCTCACAGCCTATCTCCTGGGGGGCGCCGGCGTGAAGCCCACTCATGATCATGGCAGTCAGGTGGCCCGCATCGAGGGTCAATTGATTCCTTTTTCGAATTGCATGACTGGGGAGTCTCGGTTTGAAATAATTGAACTATTAGAGCACACAGCAAACCCTACCAGGCCTCTTGAAAAGAAGTTTAAGGCTCGTAAATATATTTTACATAATCCTTATATTAGTGAAGTAGATTTTGGAACGTTTAGCAACAACGATGATGATTTCACCAAAGTTAAAATTACGTTGATGTATGATTCATATGATTACGAGTTTATTCATCACCGCGGCGGCTCGCTGTCGTCTTTGCGTGATAGAGTTCAGCTTCGACGCGAAGCGTTGCGCATTAGAAACGAAAGAAATCTTCAGAAGTATGAGCAACCCCCCCTTGAGGAAGAGCGCCCTCGTCGTGAAGGCGAGGTACCGTCTGTGGCGGAGCTCCTCAACGAGCTTTAAGGCGCTGTAGATTAATTTAAATAAAAACTTATTTACTGTTATAATTACTAACGAAAGAGAGGTGACTTTTGTCAATCCGAAATAATGAAGATCGGTTTTCGGCGCCACAGCCGGATGCCGATCCCCCCGTACAAGCACTACAAGAGGAGGGAACGCCCAGCGACCCCTTTTCGTTTGTTGTGCCCACTGAGTTTGTAGAGCTTCCCAGCAGAGGAGAGTTTTATCCAAGCTCTCATGCGCTCCACAATCAGGAAACTATTGAAATCCGCTATATGACTGCCAAGGAAGAAGATATCTTAACTTCTCAAAGCTTGTTGGAAAAGGGGCTAGCCCTGGACAGATTGCTTGCTAATCTTATTGTAGATAAGCGTATCAAGCCAGAGGCTCTTTTAAGTGGTGATAGAAATGCTATTTTAATTGCTGCTCGAAAATCTGGCTACGGCGCAGACTACAATACAACAGTCGCGTGTCCCCATTGTGGAGAATCTGATACTTATTTTTATGATCTCGAAAATGCTGAAGTGGTTTCTTCGCCCAGCGATGAAAAATTGAAAGATTTAGGAGTAATTCGCAATGAGGAAAATAACTTTGTGATCACCCTCCCCAATAATCCAGTGGAGCTCACTTTTAAACTCCTGACCGGCAAAGAAGAGAACATTCTCGCCAGGACGATTGAGAAGCGTAAGAGGAAAAAACAAGGAGACCACCTTATTACCGATCAACTTAAGTTAATGATCGTCTCTATTAACGAGTACACCGATACCCCCCTCATTGATAAGTTTGCTGAGACTATGACATTGCCGGATGCAAGATTTTTGAGAGATATATATAGAAAAGTAACCCCCGCGATTGATTTGCGAAAGGAGTTCGTTTGTGACCAATGCAGTCACGTGGACGAAATCGACTTTCCCTTTACAGCCGACTTTTTTTGGCCTCAACAATGAATACATGGAGAGCGTCTATGAGCAGTTCTTTGTCTTAAAATACCATGGAGGCTGGAGCTTTACAGAAGCATACAACTTGCCGGTCCAACTAAGAGAATGGTTTCTCAAGAGGCTTATTAAGCAGAAAAAAGACGAGCAAGAAGCGATGGAAGAGGCCTCCGGACCCGGCGCCTCCGGGCGCAACCAATTGGGCCCTGGCGTGAAGCCGCCGCGGCTTTAATTGATTTAAAGACTATTTATTTTGTATAACTGTGAGAGGCCTCCTGTGAATGATAAAAGTCTATCTCCGATAGTAGTTAATTTGAACGCCGTGAAGGAAGGAAACTTGAATGAAAGTTTCCTTACTATGTTTGGCGGTGCGATTGAAATGCTACTAACACGCATGTTTGGCGGCAGCGATATAACGGCGCCCCGCTGGGCCAGTGTTCGGGGCACCCCTTCGCAGATCGCGTCCTTTGGCGACGCGCTTTCTAGAGAAAAAAACTACATGGAAACCTTTATGAAGCACGGACTCAATGATCCTCGTAGTTTTCGTAGCCGACACGAGCTTGAAAAAGCAGTCGCGGGCTTTGAAAAAGAAACCGGCTTAAAATGGCCGTTTAAGTAGGGCTAAAGCATGGTCGACCCCAAAGAAGTTACTTCGGCTGAACACCTCAAGGCCCTCGTGGATCAAATTAATGAGGGCCGCGGCCGAACCATAGCCTTATTAGAACAAGAGAAAGCATTTCTGGGAGAAACCCGGGCTTTCACAGAGTCGCAGCGAGAGCTTCTCAATATTAACCTCAACCTAGAACAGCAGCGTCTTCAAATTCTACAACAGAAGACAGCGAAGAGCGCTGAGGCGCTCTACAACCTAAACTCACAGATCACCGCCATGGAGTTGCTCGTGAGAGAAGGCAAGAAACTCGGCCCCGCGCAGCAAAGCGCGCTCGTCTTCATGAAGGCGCAGTCGGCAGAGCTGCAGAAACAGGTCAGTCTGGAGATGGAGAACCTCCGCCTTAAAAAACAACAACAACAGACTGCCGCCAACCTCGCTAGCGCCCAACAGAACTTCTTTAAAACGACTTTGGGCGTAAGCGATGTTTGGAAGACCACCCTTACAGGGGCCATGTTCCAGTCTAAGGACGCCCTTCGACAGATGTGGAACAACACAAAGGGAATGCTTACCGTTAGTAATATGCTGGGCTCTACGTGGATGAAGATTGTAGAGATGACAATCACAGCGGCCAAAGAATATGACTCAATGGCGGCCAAGATTCGACAGATATCCCATGGGGGCACCGGCCTTAACAGCTTGCAACAACAAACGATGCGCGCACATATTTCAATGCGCGAATTCGGCGTAGCCATCCAGGATGCTGGCCAGTCAACCGAAGCGCTGCTTAGAAGCATGGCCTCTTTTTCAGTATCCTCGGCACAGAATCGCGAGGCTCTAATGCGCCAAACAAACCTTCTCCAGGAAGTGGGCGTTTCGGCACAAGGAACGGCTCAAGCATTTAACTTTATGGACAAGGGTCTAAATATGACGACCCAACAATCTATTCGATTATCAAATCGTCTGTTTGGTTTATCTAAGGCCCTTAAGCAGCCTCCGGATGTCATTTTCAAAGACTGGGAGCAGGCCTCTAATGAACTAGCCAAGTACGGTGATCGAATGTATGAAGTGTTCGCCGGTCTTTCGGCACAGGCGAAGAACACCGGACTCGCCGTGAGTCAGCTTATTGGTATAGCAGCACAGTTTGATACATTTGATCAGGCCGGCCAAGCAGTAGGCCGACTTAATGCCATCCTCGGTGGCCCGTATCTTAGTGCTATTGAGATGGTGTATGCGACGGAAGCGGAACGCATAACCGCGTTGCGAGAGTCGATATCAGTCTCAGGTCGAGTATTTACCCAGCTTAGTCGACACGAACAACAGGCCATTGCAGCAGCTGCCGGTATTAGAGACATGGCCCAAGCCGCGCAGCTTTTTGGCGGGAGTGCACAAGCGTTTGACCAAGCCAGGGCCAGCCAAGAAGCCTTAGAGAAGAAAGCCAGAGAATCTCAAAGCGCCATGAACAAGCTAAAGATGGCGGCTTATGGATTAGCAGTTAATGTGGCGCCTTTAGTAGAAAAGCTCGTAGGCTTGCTAGATGTATTAACAAAGATTGCCTCAAATCCGATTGGTATGGTCTTCGGCGCTTTTATTATGACAATGGCGGCTGTGAATAAAGGGGTTGCTCTCTACAAATCCACCTTGCGTGGCGTCGACATGGTCAAGCGCGGCGCCACTGCCGCATCTAATTTCTTTAGCGCAGCCATGGGGCGCGAAACAGGCGCCCAGCTCACCCTCGACCTCGCCACGAAGAAAACATCGCTCACCCAGCGCATCGCTACGGGCATTACAAACACGTTAGCCGCGGCCAAACAGCGCCTCGCTGCAGCAAACGGTGTACTAGCCGGCAGCCTCGCCAGTGTCGGCGCCGTTCTCGGCGGCCTTGCGGCCGGCTGGATGATGGCTTCCATGGCCATTCGGAAGTGGGGCACCGCGGCCAGGGTTACGATTGGTATTGTTTCCGCGCTGGCCATCGCCTATGCTGCTCTACAGATGGCAAAAACTGCGTGGAATCCAGCAGCGCTGTTTGTGGCCAGCTTGGGCATCAGCGCCTTTGCCGCGTCACTGATGGTTAGCAGAGGTAAGGCCGGCGTACCGCACTACAGGAAGGGAAAAAAGAGGGGAGAGGGTGCGATCGAAGAAGTGGCCTACGTCGGCGAGGAAGGCCCCGAGTTGCGCGTCATCAATAGGGGAGATCAGATTATACCCGCAAAAGAAACCAAGCAGATAGTAGCCGGCGCTCATGAGCCCGGTGAGCGGCCCGAAGTCGAAGCCGCGGCAGGGCCCCTCGCTGCGCCTAGGCCCGCCGCGGCCATGGTCGCTACACTGGATGCCTCCATGGTCCGCCAGGAGGGGCTGCTCCAACAACTAGTGGCAAACACGGGCGCTACGGCCGCAGAGGGGGCAACTGCTCTCGGCCGCACCGAGCCGGTCCGCGCAGACATAAGACTCAACGAGGACGCCCTGAGATTCTTCATTCTCGATGAGGTCGCCGGCAAGCTAGAGGGGCTAGCATAACATGGCTACCAGATCAACCCCCCAGGACGTCGTTAAGCTTTTTAGAAAAGTGGGCAAGGACGCAACTGCTACAACGATGGCTAGTGGTACCGGCTGGAACGGTTCTGTTACAATGTTTTCGTACGATGCTGTGTATGACGCGGTCTTCAAGGGTGGCTCCCTCCCTGGCTGTAAGATATCAAATCCCATCGTAAAAGGCTGGCTTAAGCGCGAACTTTTGCCACTACTAGCCGGTCAGGTTTCGAACATCGGAGTTGCCGAGATCGACGCTATCAACAGCGACTTTCTCGAATTGGAGTATGTGGCATTAAAAAAGAAGATTAAAATACCGGGCAGCCTGGTGGTGTTTTCAGACAAATATGCACCTTCGTGGAATAAAGAAAGTGTTTATGGACGAATGGATCCTATAGCCACATTTCAAGGGACTGGTCGCAGCTTTGATCTTACGTGGCAAATAAACATTGCAGGCCACAACAAATTAAGCCTACTTAAGGCCGTTTCAGATGTGGCTAAGTTTATGTATCCCATGTACGACACAATGCAGGCTAACCAAACGGGCACTGGCACAATGCGAGCCCCCCCGCTTCTTCGGTTTACACTAATTAGCGGTGTCGATGGAACCAATTTGTCTCTCATAAGAAACACTTTGGATCCACAACAGGGACTTTTGGGGATTGTGGATAGTTTTTCATACGGCTCCTTCGTGGCCGGCAAAGGAGGGGGCGGAGAAATTAATATGGGACGCACACTGGTTGGCAATGAAATAATAGCCGCACCCACTCACACCGATCTTAATTTTAGTGTAACCGTACTTCATCAAGACGGCAAAGTGGGATGGACATGGTCTGACGACGGCACCTCGATTCATTTTGGACAAGGTAGAGGCTTTCCTTATGGCTACGGCACCACCGTATCGGGGCTGACGCTGGCGGCCTGGCAAACGCGCCCTCTCGATCCGGCGGCGGGCACTGTGCTAGCGGATGCCCGAGCACAGGATGATGCTGCAGCCGATGCGTCCGCCGAGGCAGAAGGAATTATTACTGATGCGTCCTTTCCAGGCGCCCACGTACATATTGAGGCGGACGATGATACTTAGATCGAGGAACAAAGGAAAAATATTATGACTTCAAGATACGATGCAAGAATAGTTTTTAAAAATAGAAATAATCTATATTATAATCTTTTAGAAGAGCGTGGTCTCAATCACATTGTTCAATATAACAGCCCTAGGTTCAAAAAACTAACCCGGGCGCAATATCGAAGCGTAGTGAGGACCGAACACATATGGACCATGGGAGATCGGTTTTACAAGTTGGCTGCAGAACACTATGGCGATCCCAAATTGTGGTGGGTAATCGCACGATTTAATATGAAGCCCACCGAATCTCATTTTAAGGGAGGGGATGTTATTTATATTCCTTTTCCTGTTGATCGTCTACTGGATTATTACGGAGTATAGATATGGCAAAGAGCCCCTCAAGATCTTTCGAAAGAATGCAACGCGCCGGCCAGAACATGACGGGCGATTCTTTGGCAGCAACTCTCGCATTTAACGGTCAGTGTTTTTTGATTCAAAACATGTTTGATCTGGTGCCAAAAGCCGAGGAAGCTCTCAACCGCACGGGCCTTCCTGCGGAACGCTATATCGAGTTGCTGCGCAAGGACATGCAGTCCGGAGCCTATAGGCACCGAGCAGGGGGAAATTTTAAGATGTCGGGACTTCAATATGTGGCGCCCATTCTTTCCAGTGCCACTATTAAGCCTTCGCAAACATATTCTAAAGTGGTTGGCGGCAAGAAGGCAGCGAAACTCTTAGACCTTACAACCGATAAAATGGCTATGTTGGTACCAAAGTTAAGGATTTTTAAAGTAGAATACGAGTCCATAGAAGATCTAGATGGTTTCTTGCGGCCAGACCACGAGCAGGCCCGGGATATAGAGGTAATTTTTGATGACTTTGTAAAAAAAGAGTCGATAGAGAAAATGTTTGAAGTGAAGGGTGGCCGTTTGGGAGGTCATGGTATTAAAGGTTTTAAGTGGTCTCTGAAAGGAGTTAACCCGGCAGAAGTTGATGCCAATATAACTGCCGAACTCACTCTTCATTTTAATGACGTAGCAGATATATTTAAGAATGCGGACGGCACTGTAGTTTACAAAGCCGGGCGCCCAGGAAAGGCGACTTTTTTGGATTTAATCGTGCACGCACCAGCAAGCGTGAACCGCGTCACCCCCCAGAGCCCCCGATACATGGTATATGATGGAAAGTTTTTTGAAATAAAAGCCGAAGTTGGGTGGGCGGTTCCACTCAGAGCCGGCACCGGTGAGCTTTTTACAGAAGATGAACGAGACGCAATCAAGGCGTCTCAAACGCCACTTTACATGCAGCTTACAAAGCATCAGTTTAACTTTAATCAGGATGGATCAGCAGATTTAGTCATTAACTATCGAGCCCGGTACGGTTATCGAGAAAACCAATTTGATCTCATAGGGCTTAGCGACTCTACCGCTGCTACGAGGGTAACGGAGATCGAAGAGCGAATAAAAGAATACCAGGCCCAGGCCGAAGAACAAACAAACGAGACCGCTGAAGAACCTTATGAAGATGAGCTCGAAGAAGCTCAAGAACTTCTCGATGACGAATTACATAAAAGATATAATAAACTGCTAGAAGCCTTGGTAGGCAGCGGCAACCCACCGAAACCGTGCAGGCTATTAGCAACCTATGCATCAGCTCTTCAGATGCGCATGACGCAAGAGCACCAGGCCAGCAGCACAGACCCAAATATCAGTGGCTACGAGTGGGTCCCCAGAGAGATGACTGAACCGGAAGTTGCTCGATTTCTCAGCACAGCACGAGCCGGGAAACTCGGCCCTGATCCCGGTGAGTCTCCCGATCCCGAGGCTCCGCCCTACGATCCTCATAAGAGTTACTTGTACGGCGAAACTCACGTTCCAGCGTACGCCGGCGGACCCGCGACGCAACGGATGCCGGCCGTATCTACACGGGCCAGCTCGGAAGATTTTTTTATATCTCTTACTGGCGAGGAACCCTCCCACGGATCTATGGGTACGCGCATGCTGAATAGGTTCTTTGAACCGACTGACGTTTTGACATACCCCGAGTTTATTGCTCACCAGGGCACCCCCACAGCGGCGGGGCAGCCATCAGAGGGGGGCGGCGTGCCGGCAGACCCAGAACAATTAACCTATCGGCAGATTCAGCTAACACATGAACGCTACGATGACGATGCGATCGCAAAGGACAAGATCGGTCAGGAGGTCGCGAGTAGCCGGATCGGCGGCACGGAACACTCGGAGACCGATTCCGGCTTAACCGACCAATCTTACACGTCGATAAGGACTCCCCCCTACACCAGATGGGCTAACACCCCCGAGTCAGCCTACCCCAAGGGCGAAATAGGGGTTCCCTTCTTCCTCCTAGGAGATTTAATCGATTCAGTCATTGAAGCGAACTATGACACCACAACGAGCCCACCGTCCGGCATTGCGCATGAAATCTACAAAGGGCGTTTAGCTTTGGCCACATTGGATTTGCAATTTTTAAATTTAAAGTTGTTTTATAAGAACGCGGCCGCCCAACCCAGAGGCGGTGCACAACAATTCTTTAAAAAAATCAGATATCGAGAGTGGTCTTTTAGTGAAACAAACATGAACAGGCTTTACAAGCCTATTAATATTGCGTCGCTCCCAATCCAATATGATTTTTTTATGGAGTGGTATTTGAGAAAAGTGGTGAAACCCAAAAGACAAAGGTATTACTTTAACCATTTTATATCAGATCTCCTGACAGATGTAGTTGCCCCTATGCTATCAGCAAGATGTTTTTATGGGATTCCACAGACCCAAGCGCAGCTGTCGCAGCTTGATGTTTTGATTGACAAGAATAGTGATTTTAAAAAGAAACTGTGGCCCACTAGAGCAGTCCGCGGCATGGCCCATGGCATGCCGCGGAGTGCCCCTATCCAGGAGATGATGGATGATAGGCTATTGCCTCTAAAAGTCACGACGGCCGGCGAGCGAGCCCCGGGCCCGGCGCCCGATATCCATACAAATGTACGAACCATCATGATGACCACATTGGGTCTTGTTGCTTTGAGAGGAGACTATGTAGAGGACATGGCGAATGGTATATACCATTTTAAAGTAGGCCTTAATCGGGGCCTCCTAAAAGAGGCCACCTTCGCGCGAACAGACGCTCCTTATTTGCGAGAAGCCAGGGTAAATCGAGATAAGTTTTTAGGCGCCGAACAACTTAGAGAACTTTATAATGTTACTTTGCGCCTATACGGATGCCCTCTTTTAAAGCCCGGGCAATACATATACGTAACTCCAGCACCTCTAGGGTTTGGAAATCCTGCCAACAAAAATTCACCGGCGCGCTTCTTGGGCATTGGCGGCTATCATTTAGTAACCGAGGTGACTTCCAAGATTGGAAGGGACGGCTATGAAACGACCGTTAAAGCACTTCACCAGGCAATGCCCTACATAGATCCGGACCCCGACGCAGATCTCTTGGTGTTGTAGAACGATGCCGGCACAAACCACAGGAAGTATGGTCCCATACACACCCCTAGAGATTTTGACTCCGCGCGGCTCTAATTCTTTAAGGAGTGAAGATGCTTTTTATGAGCGTAAAAAATATAAAGAAACTCCGTATTTTGGGGGGCTCCCGAACCCCCTGAAATCGTGGTACGATAAGCTTTACTTTGGAAGAGTGGATACTATTCAAAACGGTATCTTAGTTAAGAACGGCATGGTCAACCCACCGGGAATCATGAAGAAGATTGAAACTAAAACCGGAAACGTGTTTGTTTTAAACTTTGTCGCAGACGCTTTTACAGATTTGCGGGCTCATCTTAAAAGAGTATCTACCGTAGGCATCATTAATCAGAGCAGTCTTTACAATGAGATTGTTCCCGTTGAAGGCTATGGAGATTATACCCGCAACTTTAGAGGCCTTAATGACACATGGGGAAGGAGGTTTGCCACGCGCATCACCTCTAATAAACAAATAGCGGATCGAGTTTTGGATTTCAAAACCTATATGAAGGAGCTTCTAAACTATAGGGGATCAAAAGTAAACGAGATTCCCCTCACTCTCAGTGGCTATGCGGTTTCTAATTTTGCTTCGCCCATGGTCTCGGGTCTTGCCGTTACACTAGCAACAGAAAACTATGGAAATGATTTTATTAAGTTTGACAAGTATATTTTAGATCCCAACTTTCCATATTTTGTCGAAGCTGCGCGCAAGTATGGATTTTATGTGGACCGCAATGCTCCTTGGAAGCTCATCGCGGATCCTCTTTCGGAGCCCATGCTTGGCTATCTGTCTCATTATCAATATCCACTAATGGAGGAGATTGTAGATCCGACCGATCCTGCATCGCCGAGCGGCGTTAATAAAGAAAACTTTTTTAGTGCCTACTACCGAAAGACATACTTGTCGGATTTAGCGGAGTTACAAAATACGCTCTTAAATATGTACAATAATTTTGTCGACGACTATCCTCGAATAGTCAAAGAAACCACTGGCACCACGCAGTGCCCCCCGCGCTCCAAAGGTGCTGGTTATAAAGAGATTATCTCTCGCCACACAATCAACATAGCAACGCTTGAGACGTATGGCGATTTATATTGGTTAAATATATATTTTAAAATTAGGATCCAAGAAGCAAACCTAGAGTACCCTCACTATAAACAAAAGTTTAATCAAGTAGCTCAAATCTATAAGGTATATGGCCTTGAACGAGCCACGCGTTATATAAATAACGAGATTAAACCTTATTTATATAATCTCCGGCTTGGCAAAAAAGGCTTGACACGAGATGTAGGAGTTGTTACAATAGGTACAGTTAAAGATGCACCAACTGTGGTCGTGGGGGCTAGTGATTCTGGCGGAAGCGATATGGGTGGGGGCAGCTCTTATTAGGAGGACCTTTGTATTTTCAAACGCTGGATAGCAAAAACGAGTGCATAGGGTATTACGCAAATAAGGAGCTTCATTATCAAGAGCTACCGTTAGATGCCGACAAGACGTGGGACTATTCTCCCTCCTTAAAAGATAGGCACGTAGAGTATGCCCGTATTTACAGCGGAGGCAAGACGCTCGCCGAAGTATGTCCCGAAGATCTTAAGCCAACGTGGGACAAGATTATAAAACAGCTTCATGCGTTCCTTAAGTCTTTCAAGACAGGTAAGATTAACCTCGATGAGATTTGTATTTACAATCTGATCCCAGAGTTCTTTCTTTATGAGCTATGTGATGCTAAGAATGAGATTACAAAACACATTCTAAAGAGTTATGGGCGCCCCATCAATCATGATTTTATGGTGGATGTCATAAGGATGCTCTCAGATATTAAACAGCAGCCTTTGAATATAGATATTGATCCGATCAAGACAAAGCTCGTGTCCGTAAAAGGCAAAAACTTTCACAGGAAGCTCCAAAGGATTAGTCGCGTGTGCAGCTACAATCCGTTCGGCAGCATAACAGGCAGGCTTACAACAAAGCCCGGGACGTTTCCCATTTTAACGATGAGCAAAGAATATCGCGGCTGCCTCCATCCGCAAAACGATTGGTTCTTGGAGCTGGATTACAACGCCGCAGAACTGCGTACACTTATTGCGCTTACAGGACAGGAGCAGCCCACGGGAGATATCCACGATTGGAACCTCAAGAATATATATCACGGGACTGGCACCAGAGATACGGCTAAGAAGAGGATCTTTGCGTGGCTGTATAATCCCAAATCAGAAGACGACCTTTCAAATCGCGCTTACGATAAAGAACTAGTGAAAAATAAATATTGGGACGGATCGAATGTTCATACCGAATTCGGAAGAACAATAAAAGGGGTTGACAATCACCATGCCTTAAGTTATACTATACAAAGTACGACGAGTGATTTGGTTTTGGCGAAAGCAGTTGAGATCCACGATCGCCTAAGAGAGAAGGAAAGTAATATAGCTTTTATGATGCATGATTCAATCGTTATAGATTTGAAGCACGACGAGAGGGAACTAATTCCAGAACTCATGAAGATTTTTGGTACCACCTCTTTCGGCGACTACAAGGTGAACGTAGCTCTTGGTAAAAACTTCGGAGACATGAAGGATTTAAATATCAATGGCGCGTAAAAAATACAACAAGCTAGTTCGGGACTTAATCCCTGAGATTATTGAACAATCTGGTAAGAAGTGCAAGTGGCACAAAGCTCGCGACGAGGCGTTGCCGTCTTACCTGGGTAAGAAGCTCGTAGAAGAGGCCGAAGAGTTTCAGAAGAACCCGTCAAACGAAGAACTGGCGGACGTGATGGAAGTTATTCGCACTATCGAAAAAGTTATGGGACTCAGTCGCTATGCCATGATGGGCCTTAAGGCCTATAACAGGGGCACTTTTGAAAATCATATTATTTTAGATTGGGTTGACGACCAATGAACATTATGGGCCTAGGAAAGGCCGGATGTGCGATCGCGGACTGTTTCTCAAAGTTTCCTCAATATCAAATCTACAAGTTTGATACGGATCTTGTGGGAGAAAACTGTTTTAATATTCCGAAGAGAAAAACTCACGAAGCGTACGAAAAAACACCCCTAGACTTCAAAAAAGACTTGCAAAAGATATCAGGAGAAGTCATCTTCATTCTATGTGGCGCTGGGAGCATCACAGGGTGCACTCTGAGGCTCCTGGAGCAACTCTCAGACGTTTCGATATCTGTTTTGTACGTGGAACCGGACGCGTCCTTTTTAAGCGAAACTGAGACGGCTCAGGAGAGGGTTGTAAGGAGCGTCTTGCAAGAGTACGCCAGGTCTGGAGTGTTTGAAAGAATCTATTTGGTTTCCAACACGCAGATAGAAAAAAGCATCGGAGACATCCCGATTATAAGCTACTACGATACAATAAATCAAGCCATTGTTAACACGATTCATATGGTAAATGTCTTCAGCAACTCAGAGCCGGTCTTGGGCACATTTACAGAGCCCCATGAGATTGCCAGGATTTCTACGGTAGGGATTTTGAATATAGAAGAGGCCGAAGAAAAATGGTTTTATGACTTGCAATTGCCACGAGATGTGGTATACTATTATGGTATCAGTGAAGATGACTTAAAGACAGATGGAACTTTATTCAAGAGAATTAAAGAGTACATCAAAGACAAGCTTGAGGAAAAGATTAACGTGTCCTATGGAGTATACAAAACGAATTATGAACAGAAATATTGTTATTGCGTTAAGTATAGTTCTGTGGTACAATCATACATAAATGAACTAGACGATCAGGATATTGGCTGATCGTACTCTAACCCAACCATGAAAGGAAAACAAAATGGGTATTAACTTAGATAAGATGAGAGCTAAGCTCGCCACTCTCAAAGGACAAGGCGGCGACAGGGACAACTTTTGGCGTCCCGAAGACGGGACTCAGGCAATTCGCATTGTCCCCACTCCCGATGGAGACCCCTTCAAGGAGAAGTGGTTTCACTATAACCTGGGAAACACGCCGGGATTTTTATGTCCCAAGCGCAACTATAACGACGAGTGTTCGGTCTGCGAATTCGCCTCGAAGCTTTGGCGCGACGGCGTAGACAAGAACGATGATGAGAGTAAGAAGCTGGCTAAGAGTTTCTTCGTGCGTCCTCGTTTCTTTTCGCCCGTACTTGTACGTGGGGAAGAAGACAAGGGTGTACGTATTTGGGGCTATGGTAAGATGGCCTACGAGAACCTTCTCAGCCTCGTGCTTAACCCGGAATATGGTGATATTACCGATCCAGAGACAGGTACGGACCTTACGATGACCTACGGGAAGCCTCCCGGCGCTTCGTTTCCACAGACGAAGCTCGTGCCTCGTCGTCGAAGCTCTGAGTTGTGTGAGGACATGACAGCAGAAAGTTGTGCCGAGTTGCTGGAGAGCATTCCAGAGTTCGATACGCTGTTCGAGCGCAAAACATCAGAAGATGTTACGGCGCTTCTAGATACCTTTATGAACTCGGGTGTAGAGGACCCCGAGGCGGTTTCGTCCGAGACCCAAAAGTTTGGTGGGACGACTTCTACGACCACCGACGAAGAGCCTAATGCGGTAGATGCTGCATTCGCTGAGCTGGGCGCTCTCTAGCCCCCAGCCCTCCACTCCCGCAGGGAGGCCCGGGGTCATAGGGGTCTCAAATATACAAGGGACATACATGAGCGGAAAACATTTATCCAAGCGTGCCAACTGGCAGGCCGGCGCCAGGGTAACTGGCGACAAGGGTGAGAAAACCTTCCTCAAGAAGCTAAGGAAGGCTCTTCCCAAGCACTACGAAATAAGATCACAGCCGATTTTAGAAGTCATTAAGAACAAGAGAATAAGACTGGATGGTGTTGTTACAAATACGAAAACCGGTAAAAGTATTTTTATCGAATGCAAGACCGGAACACAAGGGGGCAATGCGCATGAAAGAGTTTATAAGTTTGGTCTCCAAAAGTTAAAGAGGGCCGTTAGAAAGAAATATAATACTGCAGATGAGCCTTTCTTCTTGGTGTTTGCTGGAAGAACTTTTTTTGGTAAGCCTTTTTATATTGAAAGAAAAAACAAGAAGACAGGCAAAAAGACACGCACTCTCGTAGATCCTGGCAAATATCAAGCGGAAATGAAGGTTCTTCTAGAGAGAAAGAACTATGCAATCATGAAGCCTCGCTATGAAAACATTGCCGAGGTAGCTAAAAGGATTATGGAGCGAATATGAAACCTTTATTTATGTGGGCTGGTGGCAAAACTCGTCTTATTAAAAAGTATAAAGAGCGAGACGTTCTTCCGCGCACGATTGAACACTACGTCGAGCCTTTTATGGGCGGCGGCGCTATGTTTGTTTGGGCTTACAATCGAAATAAAAATGCAACCTTTATTCTTAATGACTACAACAAGTATATTATGAGTATTTATAGAACCATTCGGGGCGACTGTAATAACTTTTTAGCGAAGATGGACGACCTCGGGTCGCAATATCTGCCGCTCAATAATAAGAATGAAGTCTCCTACTGCCGCCTCTCGAAGCCCAACAAAGAATGTACAGGCGGAGAAAGAAAAAAGTTTTATTATAATCTTTTAGATGAATATATTCACAACCACAAACAATGGGGCGCCACCGAGGAAGACGCGGTGCTTTATTTTCTTTTAAAGACCGGCTTTAATGGGATTTGGCAGACTACCAAGGAGTCTGGAGACCGTTATGCTACTCCATCTGGCCTCTTAAATCACGACAAGAAGGTGTATGACAAAAATAACGTGCTTGAATGGCAAAAGGCTTTAAAAAACACTACGTTACTGGCTGGTGATTTTGGGAAAGTGTTGCCATATGTTAAGGAAAACTCATATGTTTTCCTTGATCCTCCGTACCGAGGGTCGTTTACCCAGTATGGGGTAGACTTTGATGATGTGTGGCAAGAACGAGTGATTAAATTTTTAAATGACTCGACAAAACTGGGTGCTTATGCTATGCTATCTAATAGAGTGGTTGAAGACGAAGAAGATGACTTCTTTGAAAGCCGCCGAGGAAAGAATGAGATACTCTACTTCGATGTTACATATACAGCCGGCCGTCGCAAGCAGGCAGGCGTCGACGAAGAGGGCAACACAATATTCGAAGCCAAGAAGGCGCGAGAAATACTAATGATTGGGAGAAACTAGTGGCAAAATCAAAATCGAAGGTAGGGACAGTATCCGTTGGAGATTTAAGATCCCTCATTAACAAGGCTTCCGGAATGGAAGTCGCGTACAACC